ACGCGGAGGAAACGAGCCAGCCGATCACGGCCGCAGAAGTAAACGCGAAGCAGCAGGAAAAACTGCTCATGTTGGGCCCCGTCCTTGAACAGATGAACTTCGACCTCTTCAACCCCCTGCACGAGTGGATGGTGGCGGAAGGGTTCAAGCATGGGAAGTATCCTAAGCCGCCGCCGGCGATTGGAAAGGCGACGATCCGTGTTAAGTACGTGTCGATTCTAGCGCAAGCGATCAACGCGATCACGGTCGATTCCATTACGAAGTTCACCGCCTACGTCGGGCAGATTGTCCAGATGGCGGAAGGTATGCAACAGTCCCCGGCGGCCGATAAGTTCAACCCCGATGCGGCGATCGAGGAATACGGCAAGGCTGCAGGGGTGCCGCCCCATCTCGTGCGCTCCGATGCCGATGTCGAGAAGATTCGTAACCAGCGCCAGCAGCAGCAAGACCAAGCCGCCCAGCAGCAGCAACAGCAGCATGACGCCGAGATGGCGAACACCCATGCGGACACCGCGCAGACGCTCTCACAAACGCCTACGCAGGGCGGAGAGAGCAATGCGCTTGATCAGTTGGCGCAGAGTGTCGGGGGTGGGGCGGTGGCAGGACGATGAGCGATACCCGCTCCGCCGATGACTTGATCCGCGATCCTCAAGAGGACCCGGAGAAATTGCCTCCGTTTCTCGATCAGCCTGTTAAGTCCAACGATCCAAAAGCACTCAAGAAGAAAGCGACCGATGACAAAGCCAAGCTCATCAAGCAAGAGAACGACATCCGCGCCATTCTCTCAACCGAAGCCGGGGTCCGCTTCGTAGCTCGCCTTCTCGGTGAAATATGCTTTATCGACGCCTCAGCCTTCCACCCAAATAACTCAACTATGTGCAACGTCGCAGGACGACGGCAAGTTGGGCAGTTGGTCAAGGATCTGATTCGAGACTGTGATTTTGAGCTGTGGGTCAAGGTAGACCGAGAACTCGAAGTCAATCGGCCGAAGTCTAAGAAGCCATGATCCTCGCAGCCAACCACTGCACCACAATCTCTCGCGTGTAGAAGTAACGCTTGCCGATTCGTAAGCGAGGCGGACCCGCATTCACTTGCGCCCAACGACTCAACGTCTTTGCCGACACGCCCATCAAGTCGGCCGCTTTACGTTGATTTAACAGCTTCGCAGAGCGTTTTTTCATGTGTCCTCGATTGTCCGAATTGTAGTCTAACTATTCCTCCTGAGTAAGTGCCTGTCCTACGTTCCTCGCCGTTAACGCGAGGATCAGATGGCAGACGCACCGACCGCCCCCGCTTCCGGCACTCAAACGCCAACGACTGAGGTAGCTCCTCCGTCAAGCACTCCATCTGTCGATGCGAAACCCGTCGCCCCCACGAGTACCCCGACCAGCGAAGCTAAGCCCGAGGTCAGTCCCGAAGGCAAAGCCGCACCGGATGCGAAGCAGGACGTTTCGCCGTCAACGACTGAGACCCCCGCGGGTCCTCTATTCACCTTGCCCGAAGGCATCAAGCTCGCCGATGAAGTCACCTCGAAGTTCGAGACCTTCTTAAAGCCGAGATTGGGCGCCGATGGAAAGGTGTCATTGACGCCTCAAGAGGTCGCTGATCAGTTCATCGAGCAAGCGAAAGACGCCAATGCTCGGTGGGTGAAGCAAATTGAAGCGCGGAATCAAGAGAATGAAGCCCTATGTAAATCTCGGTTTACTCCGGCTCAGCTCTCCCAAGCGGAAACCGCTGTGGGTTGGGCTTCCTCCATTGATCCCTCGTTTCGAGAATTTGCCAAGAATCAGCTGAACGATCCGACGTTCGTTAACTTCATGCGGGAAATCGGCGAGCGACTCTCCGAAGACGAGTTCGAGAGAGGCTCCGTGCCGTCCGCACCCCAACGCCGTGGACCCATGAGCCGAGCAGAAGCCGGCAAGGCGCTTTACGGCAAGTCCATGAAAACGAACTAGGAGTGCTTAAGTGACACAGGTTGTCGTCGGTACCAACGTCGTCACACTCGCCGACTGGGCGAGTCGTGTCGATCCGGAGGGGCGCATCGCGATCATCGCGGAATTGCTCGCCCAGAAAAATGAAGTGATTCCGGACATGCACTGGGAGGAGGGCAACCTTCCGACCGGTCATCGCATTGTCCAGCGGACTGGATTGCCGTCCGTGATGGCGCGCTCTTTGAACCAGGGCATCACGCCATCGAAGTCCACCACCACGCCAGTGGATGAAGCGTGTGCCTTCATCGAAGGCTTCTTGGAAATCGACCGGGACATCGTCGAGCTTAACGGCCACGATGCGGCATTTCGCATGTCAGAGGCCGATGGGTTCATCGAATCGATGAACCAGGCCTTCGCGCAGATCCTGATGTACGGCGATCCGACCTTGGCTCCTGCGGTGTTTCGGGGATTTTCCCCGCGCTTGAACGGTGTGACCTCGGGCAACACCCAGTTCGCTCAGAACGTACTTCTGGGCACTCAGGTCGCCTCCACCAACACCTCCATCTGGCTCGTCTGCTGGGGACCGAATACGGTCTACGGCATCTTCCCGAAGGGCTCGAAGGCGGGCTTGATCCACGAGGATCTGGGGCTTCAGGTGGTCGAGAACGTCGCTGGGATCGGTGGCGCTCGGATGATGGCCTACCGCGAGCACTGGCAGTGGAAGTGCGGCCTGGCGGTTGCGGACTGGCGGTATGTCGTCCGTGCTCAGGTCGGGACCACGATCTCCTCAGGGACCATCGCATCGGACCTCATCAACCTGATGAGCCGCATGATCGATCGTCTACCGACGCTCACCGCCGGCCGATGCGCGTTCTACATGAACCGAACCATCTTCTCCATCCTGAAAATTCAGGCCCTGGCGAAGTCCAATTACGCACTGTCCGTCGAGGAGGGTTTGACTCAGATCGAGTACAAGTTCTTAGGCATTCCCCTCCGTAAGGTGGACCAGATTTTGAACACGGAGGCGAGCCTCACATGACTATTCGTGATGTCCAGTGTGACTTCAGTTACACCGCAACGGCTTCGGCCTATGCGATTCCGACCGGCAGCACCGGGACTTACCTCCTGCCGAACACCTATGACACGTCCCCGCTTGCAGGGTACTTGACGGAACTCACCGCGAACGACACGCAGCTCTCCGGGAACGTCAACACCGCTCGTGATTTAGGTGGTGGTGATCCTTTGTGGCTCGTGATCGATTGGGTGACGGCCGTCACTTCCGGTGGCTCTGCGACCTTGGACGTGCAGTTCGTCACGCAGTCCGCATCGACCTTGGCAAGCCCGACGGTGATCTACGACTTCACCGCTATCGGCAAAGCGACGTTCGTTGCGGGCTACCGGCAGATTGCACGCGTCCCGCGCTCGGCGAGCTATGCCCAGTACATCGGTGTTCAGGTGGTCGTTGGCACCGCGGGACTGACCGCAGGCTCCTGCGTCGCCTGGTTGGGCAAGGATCTGGACTCCGTCGTCCAGGGTTACGCCTCTGGCTTCACGATCAAGTAAGGAACTGACATGGCACAATTCACATCATCCCAGGTCGGTGTCGCTACTACTGCATCGGCCACGACCCTGAACAACATCGTGCTCACGCTCTTGACCGCGGGTGACATCGCCTCGGTCAAGATGATCTCGTGGGGCGGTTCGGATACCTCCTTGGTGTCGCAGTCCACCCGCTGGGCGCGTGTCAACAACACGCCCGCAACCCCGACGGCTCTTGCCACTCAGTCGAGTTCGCCCGGCATCACGCCGAATTCGAGCTGCAACACCTATGGCACTGTCGCGACCGGGGCTTCCTCGCCTGCGGGCCTCTTCCAGCAGAACTGGAACAGCCAGGGCGGTGGCGGTGTGGTGGTCCTTCCGATCGGCGGCGAATGGCGCGTCTCCGGAGGCGCCTTGGGTACCGCGTACAACCAGATCGGATGCGGCAATACCGTGGGCACGTCGAGCAACGTGAGCTTTGGATTTCAATGGGAGGAATAGGATCTTCCTAGGTGTGGATCAAGCGCCATGAGAAAGGCGAACACAGCATGAAATTCGAGGATGGCAAGTATGGAAAATGAAACCGAACCGACCACTCCCGGCTATAAGTCCCGCAAAGTGCTGGCGGAGGAGTTGGAAGCTGAGAAAGCCAGGTTCTCGGCTTTGATGGCACGCATTGAGGCGTTGGAAGCCAAACCTCAAGCGCAAGCGATTGCCGAGGCGATCGACTCCGCCCGTCTTGTTCGTGAACTTGCCGAGGCCAGGCAGCAGATTGAGGACTTGAAGCGCCCTCAAACGCCAACCTCGGGTGTTCGATACGAAGGGCTCGTTCAAGCGACCCAGGATTGTTGGGACTTGAACGGCTATCACTTCGGTCCGAAAGAAGGCAAACCCGGGGATGTATTCCACGTCTCGATGGAGGACTACTGGCCCGGGTGCCCGTTCGTTCCGGTGATTCAAAAGCAGGCTCCGGACGGCACGGCCTTTTATTCCCCGCATCCTGACTTTCAGAGTCACTAGTGCTTCAAGGCATCTCACCTCCGCCGCTCTTGGGAGGCCGTGGAGCGGTGTTCTCTGCAAACGCAGTCATCACCTCCATGGTGGTGTACACGACCGCAGCGGGCACAGGGGGGCCTCTTCTCTATAACGGTTCTGCATCGGGCCATTCAGGGGTCACGGCCTATTTGCTTGCGGTGTCGTTTGGTCTCACAACTGCCTCGACGGTCGCTTGTGCATTAGGAATTACGACGGGGGCCTCGACAGCGCCCACGAGTACCACGGCCGCGACCACCTCAGGGAACCTTTGGACGGGCGGAGCGTCTCCGCTCTGTTCGGTGTATGCCAAAGGCACCGTTTCGGCCGCCGGAACGCTTTTTCTACCGATTGGGCAAATCGGCACTTCCGCACTGACCGCTGAAATCTCGGACGACAATCTCATCCATTTAGGTGGTGCGATTACGGTACCTCCCGGGTATTTCGCGGCCGTCTCTTGCGATGCCACGATGACCTCCGGGGTCATCGACGTGGGCCTTGTGTGGATGGAAATGCCCAATGATTAAGGATCTCTCATGACCCTCGGCGCGTCCACTCCGCAAGGCCCGCAGAATAATGCGTGGTTAGTGAAGCCTGCGTTGGCTTTGACGGCAGCGGGCACGAATCAGAGTACGGCCTACGTCATTCCTTCCGGTCAAGATGGATCGATCTTTACTACGGTAGCGTCCGGCACGGGGGCTCAGTTGCCTTCGGGCGGGGTCGGCATCGGCGAAGAATACGTGATCGCGAATCACGGCTCTAACGCTTTACTCGTCTATCCGCCCTTGGGTGGAAAGATGGGAACCGCAAGTACCAATGCGGGCTATTCATTGACCGCAGGAAAAACCGGATATTTTCTCTACGTCGGTAGTCTGCAGTGGACGGTCAACCCGTGATCGCATATGCATGACTACGGTAACCGCGTTAGCTCCTGTCGATCTATGCAACATGGCGCTGTCGTATTTGGGGATTTCCACCCAGATACAGTCGATCTATCCCCCCGATAGCACCGAGCAGGCGAAGGCCTGCGCCTTCTGGTACGACATCTGCCGGCAAGAGCTCTTGCAGATGGCGCCGTGGCCGTTTGCCTATACCTCGGTCATCTTAGCATCGGATGCGAGTGTCGCAGGCCCCCCGGGGAGCATTGGGTCAACGTTCGCTTTCCCGGGCTGGCGCTATGCGTATGAGTATCCGAACGATTGCCTGCAAGCGATCGCGGTCACGACCTATGCCGGTCAGCGCTTTGGCTCAAGCTACTGGAACAGCTGGTGGTACCCCGCTGCGGGGATTGGGTACTCGATTCCGAAGATCCCGTACAAGATCGTTCAATCGGTCGCGAACCCGGGCCAGCAGATGATCCTGTGTGATTTGCCGCCAAGTGCGACATCACCCATCTACCTTTTCTACATTCAAAACATCACCGACACCGGGATGTTCTCCCCGCTCTTCAACAACGCGCTTGCCGGAGATATCGGCTTTCGAGTGGGGATGGCGCTTCGATCCTCGAACCCCCAGAAGGTGCAGTACTGCCAAGCCTTGGCGAAGCAAAATCGACTCGAAGCCTTAGCGCAAGCCTTGAACTCGATGCAGCAGGACTTGGAACGCGATTCTCCTTCCGTTTTGGCGCGGTGGTAGATGGACATCTCTCAGGTCTCATTCAACCGGGGTGAGGCAAGCCCCATTGCCGCGGCGAGGACGGATCAGTCCTTCTATGCGAATGCCGCAGGCCTTCTAACCAACTTCTTTGTGCGTGCCGAGGGTGGAGTTTCCAACCGTCCAGGCCTTCAATTCATCGGCGAGTGCATATCGAACGTGCCGAACGGCTCGTACTTGATTCCGTTCGTCTATAACAATGAACAGTCCTACGTGTGTGAGTTTGCTGCAGGGTCGATCACGACCTATGCGAACGGTGTGTTGATCGAAGCGGGGATCGTGAATCCCTATTCGATCACCGACTTACCCAACATCCGCTGGGCGCAGTCCGCCGATGTACTGAATCTCGCGGTATCGACTCATCCGCCCGCCACATTGACCCGGACAGCGACGACCAGCTTTACGTTCAGCGTCCCGCAGTATTTGAACGGTCCCTTCCAAGACATTAATGTCGATGGCGTCACGACGGTCTATGCCTCAGGCACGCAAGGCAGCATCACGATCACGGCCTCGGCTCCCATCTTCTTGGCGGGCCACGTCGGTGCGCTCTTCACCATTCAGGAGCAATTTCTAGAATCGATCCAGCCGTGGGAAGCGAACAAGCTCTTAACGCAAGGGTCGGGCACCCCGTTGGGTGCGTATGTGAGAAGCGATGGGAAGATCTACCAGTGCGTCAATGTGTTCTCAACCACTGGGAATTGGGCCACAGGTACCTTTCAACCCGTTCACACGTCGGGCACTCAAGCGGATGGCACCGGACAAACGGTTCCGAATCTCGCCCCCACCGTCGGCGTCGGATGGCAATTCGTCTCGACGAATGCCGGAGTGGCGCTCATCACGGCCTACATCGATGCGTACCACGTCCAGGCGACGGTGCAATCTTATGAGGGCGTGTATTCCAACTTCCCCCCGACCGTCGTGGGAGGCCCCGTCACCCTTTTCGGGCCCTTTAACTTCACAGGGAACGGCAGTACCAAAGTGTTCTCTCCCATGGTCGGCATTACGACCGGAGATCCGAACCAGTTCTATGTGACGGTTGCCGGGGTATTCCAGGACCCGACCACCTATTCGATCAATCAGCTCGCGACCCAGATCACCTTCAACACAGCTCCCACCGGAGCAATCGTGGTCACCCAGGTCGTCGGCACCTTGCAGCAACCGACCTTGCCTACCATGGAGCCCGCACCCTTAGCAGGGCTCTGTCTTTCGACCTATTGGGCTTTTGGATCGTTCTCGAAGGTCCAGGGGTATCCCGCGACCGTGGTGTATTTCAATGACCGCTTGGTCTTCGGAGGCACGACGCTACAGCCTCAGACCGCGTTCACATCACAGACCTCGGTCTATATCGACTTTGGCGTTTCGAGTCCCCAGGTCGATTCGGATGGCATCACCTTCACGATGAACGCGAGGCGGGAGAATGCGATCGTTGATCTGATCCCACTGAATGATCTATTGATCGGGACAGCCTCGACGGTGTGGCGGATCACTCACAGCGCGAATGTCGGTGCGATCACGCCTTCCGATATCTCGCTCCTGCCGCAAAACTTCTATGGCGAAGAGAACGTGCCTTCCGTGCAAACGGGAGATACGGTGATTTATGTGCAGTGGGGTGGCCGGAAGATCCGGGACTTGGCCTATCAATTTCAGTACGACAAGTTCGTGGGCACCGAATTAACGGTGTTCGCGCGCCAAATGTTCCCGTATGGAACCACCGCCCTTCGGATGGCCTTTGCGCCGGAGCCTTACGGGCTTTTGTTCGTCGTTCGATCCGATGGTGTCTTGTGTGTGTGTGCCTATCTCCCGGAGCAACAGGTCACCGCGTGGTCACGCTACACGACGCAAGGGTATTTCGAGGATGTGTGCTGTGTCCCGGAGAACGGTACTTATGCGGTCTATGTGATCGTAAGGCGCGTCGTGAACGGCTCGACGGTCCGCTATATCGAGCGCTTTGCCGCCCGAGAAGTCGAGACATTTCAGGATTATTTCTTTGTCGATTCGGGCCTCACCTACGATGGCCGTAATACGACATCGACGACCATGACTTTGAGCGGGGGGACGACTTGGCTTGCCGGTGATAGCGGCGGCATCACGACTTCGGGCCCCGTATTTGCTTCAACTGATCCTGCGAACTTCAATGCCATCTGGTTCAATGATGCGAACGGCAATCGGCTCTGTCGCCTGCAAATCACGACCTACGTATCGCCCACTCAAGCGTTCGTGACCTTCCTAGATCCTGTCCCGGCTCAAGTTCAATATCAGCCCGTAGCGACCTGGACCTACGCCAAGACGAACTTTTCAGGATTGACCAATCTCGTCGGTCAAACAGTTGCTGTCCAGGCCGATGGGACGGTGCTCACGCCACAGGTGGTGTCCGCCACCGGATCAATCACGCTGCCCGTGGCGGGTGGGGTGGTTCATGCGGGCCTTCCGTATGTCTCCCAGTTGCAGTCGATGAACTTCAATATCCAAGGGCAACCTTCGATCCGGAACCGAATGAAAACGGCGCCTCGGCTTTCCGTGGTGGTCGATCAGTCGGCGCTTTTCTATGGCGGACCGTCCTTCACTAACCTAAACCAAGCCGTGGTGCGGGAATTCGAGAACTACGGGACCGCCACGAATCTCTACACCGGCGTCTTAGGTCTACAGCTTCCGACCGTGCCCTCGGATGATTTGACGGTGTGTATCCAAATGTCTGATCCCGCGCCATTGACCGTCTTGGGCTGGCAGGTGGATGTGGAAATCGGAGACGCCCAATAATGTTCGATTTCACGAACAGTAACGGCAACACCGATTACTCCCCGTACTTGACGTTGTTCGGCGGGGGTTTCAGCGCGGCCGCCAATCAGTCGGCTGCGTCTCAGTCGGTTTCTCTCATGAAAGCGAACGCCGCGATCGCGGGTCAGCAGGCGCAATCGACACAAGAGGCGGGGGCGGAAGAGGCCGAAATGATGCGTCAGGCGACCGCCCAGAAGATCGGGCGGCAAGAGGCCTCCGTCGGTGGATCTAACTTGACGCTCTCAGGATCACCGTTGCGCGCGATTCAGAACACCGCGTACTTCGGGGCTCAGGACATCGCTCGTGTGCAAACCAATGCCGCACGTCGTGCGTGGGGCTTCCAAGTGAGCCAAGAAGGGGATTTGTTTAGGGCCCGGCAGGACAGCCAAGCGGGCCTATTCAACAGCGCGGGAAGTTTGATCACCTCGGGCGCCCGTGCGTATGGGCAGTGGGCCAACCCCAATGGTTGACTTGGTTTCAGGCCCGGGGAATGTGACGCCGGAAGGATTGCCGGGCCGTCCGTATCCGAGGCTTCCGGATCAATCGGACCCGGCTGCCTTTGGGGTGAACTTGGGCCGAAGTTTGGAGCAAGCCTCGGATCAGTTGCAGACGACGCACGATCAGATCCAGGCGCAGGCGCGCCAGACGATGGTCACGGATGCGCACAACAAGACGCAGGCGCTTTCGCTCAAGCTGACCATGGACCCGCAGACCGGGGCGTTTACCAAACAAGGGCAGAATGCCTTCGGTCTTGATGGTCAGTACCTCCCGCAGTTCGATCAGGGCGTCCAGCAGATTGCTCAGAGCATTCCCGATCAGCGGGCGAGACAACTGTACTTGACCCAAGTGGCGCCGCAGACGCGCCAGCATCTCTCTGAGCAGCTAGATACCCACGAGCTGACACAGCATCAGGCCTATCAGCAACAGACGATCCAGTCGGGGATTGAGCTCGCGAGCGCTCAGGCGGCGGCGAACTATAACCACCCGGATATCCTGGCGGCCCAGAAAGACCATGTGAATTACCTGATCGATCAGATGAGTCAGGCGAAGGGCTGGTCACCGGAAACGACCGAGGCAAACCGACAGAAGGCTTTAAACGAATTTCACGGCAACGTGATCGATTCCATGATGGGGCAGGGACAGACGAAGCAAGCCCAGAGCTATCTGTTCCAAGCGTCCGCTGCGGGAGAAGTGGACCCCAAAGCCGCCGAGACCTTGCAGCGGGTGATTCAAGCGAAGCAAGAACACGACTTGATGATGGCGGACAAGCTTCAACGTGATGCGTCGAACGCAGTTCTCAAGAACATGATCTTGCTTAATACCCAAGGCAAGTTAACGGCTCAGTACATCGAAAGGTACCACAACACTTTGGAGCCTCAGGCCTACGAGATGGGTTACAACATGCTCTCGGGGAAAGAAGCGACGACCGATGTTCATACCTTCGTTCCGCTCTTAGAAGACACGCTCGCGGGTAAGGATCGCTCGAGCGACATTCAGGACGCGATGTATCAGGGCAAGCTTTCGTTGAAGGACGGCACGAGCCTTTTGGAGCGGGCCGATCAGCCGCGAAAGAACTATGTCGCTCGGGGTGCAGAGTACATCTCGCAGTCTCTTAAGCCGTCCTCACTCCTTCCTGATCCGCTCGCCCAACGAAGCATGGCAAATGCCTTGTCCGACTGGGATCAGTGGGTTCGGGATAACCCTGAAGCCGATGAGGTCAAGGCGAATCAGATGTCGAAACTCATCACCGATCACTATGCCCAAGTGCATTCCGATCAGGTGACTCGGGCAAATGCGGTGCCGCTCCATCTCGTGGGTTCTCGAGAGCAGCCGAACATTCAAGCAACCGCTCAAGAGACCAAGGCCGC